TTATCAAGATTTAATAATAAAGGAATGCAGTCGCAAATAATACAATAGCATGGCAGAAACAATACTAAAAAGTTCATTTCCTAGTCAAATAGCCTCTGATGTTGAGAAGGCTAGCCTAGAGTACGGTTTAAAGGTTGCCCGTGCTATAGAACACGAATGGTTCAAAAGAGACAGCGGTGCAACAAGATTCTTTTCTAATAGAGATGAGTATCATAGACTTAGGCTATATGCAAGAGGGGAACAATCAGTAAAAAAATATAAAGATGAATTGTCTATTAATGGTGATTTATCATATTTAAATTTAGATTGGAAGCCTGTACCTATAATACCTAAGTTTGTTGATATAGTTGTAAATGGCATGTCTGATAGGTTATATGATATAAAAGCTTTTTCGCAAGACCCTGCTTCTATAAAACAAAGGACAGATTATGTTGAGTCTATTATTGCAGATATGCAAACAAAAGAAATATCAGATGAAATTCAAAATAAGCTTGGTATAAATATATATAATAATGATAGAGAAACTCTTCCGGAAAATGAGGATGAGCTTTCTTTACATATGCAATTAGATTACAAACAGGCAATAGAAATTGCAGAAGAACAAGCAATAAATTCTATATTTAATTCTAATAATTATGATCTAACACAAAGAAGAATTAATTATGATTTAGCCGTTATAGGTATTGGTGCTTTAAAAAATGAATTTAATACAGCAGAAGGTATAAAATTAAAATATGTTGACCCTGCAGATTTAGTTTATTCTTACACTCATTCCCCTTATTTTGATGATGTATATTATATAGGAGAGGTGCGATCTGTAACTATAAATGAATTAAAACAACAATTTCCAAATTTAACTGATGATGAGCTAAAAAATATTTCTCAACAAGGCGTACAGACTGCAGCTTCACATAATAGATATGTAAATGAAGACTCAGTCTTAGACGCTAATACAATACAGATTTTATATTTTAATTATAAAACATATAACAATCAAGTATTTAAAATAAAAAAGACAGCCACAGGCGCTGATAAAGCAATACCAAAAGATGATCAATTTAACCCTCCTGCTGATAGTGATTTATTTACAAAACAATCAAGATCTTTAGAAGTTGTATATGATGGTGCTTTCGTTTTAGGCACAAAAAAAATGTTAAAATGGGAGATTGCTAAAAACATGGTTCGCCCTAAAAGCGATACTACAAAAGTAATGATGAATTACAATATAGTAGCACCTAGAATATATAAAGGCAGGATAGAGTCTTTAGTTGGTAGAATCACTGGATTCGCGGATATGATACAATTAACTCACTTAAAGCTACAGCAAGTAATGGCGAGAATGATTCCTGATGGGGTTTATTTAGATGCTGATGGCCTTGCTGAGATAGATTTAGGCAATGGAACAAATTACAACCCTCAGGAAGCATTAAATATGTTTTTTCAAACAGGTTCTGTGATTGGTAGATCTATGACGCAGGAAGGAGATATGAATCCTGGTAAAGTGCCAATTCAAGAGCTTACATCAAACGGCGGCAATAACAAAATGAGCTCTCTAATAAATACTTATAATTATTATTTACAAATGATTAGAGACGTAACTGGTTTAAATGAAGCAAGAGACGGCTCACTACCTGATAAGAATGCATTAGTTGGAGTTCAAAAATTAGCCGCTGCAAATTCAAATACAGCAACAAGACATATATTACAGTCTAGTTTGTTTTTAACTGCTAGAACAGCAGAAGCAATAAGTTTAAGAATATCGGACGTGTTAGAATTTTCTCCAACAAGGGAGGCATTTATTTCTAGTATTGGAAGATTTAATGTGGCAACATTAGATGACATTAAAAATATGCACCTGCATGATTTTGGTATTTACATAGAGTTAGCACCTGACGAAGAAGAAAAACAAAAACTAGAAAATAATATACAACAAGCTTTAGCCAAAGATCAAATATATTTAGAAGACGCTATTGACGTAAGAGAAATAAAAAATATTAAACTTGCAAATCAATTTTTAAAAGTAAGAAGAAAGAAAAAATTACAATTAGATCAGCAAAGACAACAACAAAATATACAATCGCAGGCTGATGCAAATTCTCAAAATACACAAGTTGCTGCTCAAATGGAAATTAAAAAGAATGAGGCTATTACAAGCCAAAAAGCACAATTAGCAGAAATGGAAGCAAATCTTGAATTGCAAAAAATGGAGCAAGAAAAGAATTTGAAAAAAGAATTAATGAGCTATGAGTTTGAGCTAAATATGGCTTTAAAAGAAAAAGAAAATGAAACTTTTACAAATAAAGAAAAGTTTAAAGAAGATAGAAAAGACGAAAGAACAAGAATACAAGCTACTCAACAATCTAAATTAATAGAACAAAGGAAAGATAGGAAAGGAGAGCAAGAGTTTGAATCTGCGGGTAACGACACCATGGGGAGCGGATTTAACTTAGAACAATTTGAACCCCGGTAACAACTTTTAATAATTATATAATATTTTATCATGTCAGAAGAAATAAAAGAAGCTGCGCAAGAAGAAACAGTTAATAAAACTGAAAATCAAGTGCAACCTGAAACAAAAGAAAAAAAAGAAGAACCCGCTCCGTACAAAACACCGGTTGATGAAGACGGAACGTTAAAATTAGATTTACGTAAATTTAAACAAGAAGAAGATGCCGCTAAAGAGCAAAGCACAGATGAGGTACCTGTACGCGACGAATCCGAAACTAGCGGAGAGGTACAAGAACAAGACGTCAAAACAACAGATGAAAAACCTCCCGGAGAAAGCAACACCGATAACAATGAGGATGAAGTACTAGAGCTTGTAAATGAGAAAGAAGAAGCTACATTAGCAGATAAAATAAAAGATATTCCTAATAAGCTTAAAGAAAAATCGGAAGACGTAAATAATATACAAGAGCCCCAGCCTGAATTACCTGAAAATATTGACAAATTAGTTGATTTTATGAAAGAAACAGGCGGAACTCTTGAAGATTATGTAAATCTTAATAAAGATTATGCGGATATGGAAGATATGCAAATACTAAGAGAGCATTATCGCCAAACTAAGCCGCACTTAACAGAAGAAGAAATAAGTTTTTTAATTGATGACTCTTTTTCTTATGATGAAGAATCAGATGAAGAAAGAGATATTAAAAGAAAAAAACTTGCTTTAAAAGAATCAATTGCCGAGGCTAAATCAACTCTTACTAATTTAAAGAGTAAGTACTACGACGAACTTAAGTTAAGTTCTAAGTTGTCTCATGAACAGAAAGAAGCGGTTCAGTTTTACGACAATTATAAACAGACGCAAGAAACATCTAAACAACAGCGGTCTATATTTGAACAAAAAACAAGTGATTTGTTTTCTGAAAATTTCAAAGGTTTTGAATATAAAGTAGGCGAAAACAAATATAGATTTAAAGTCAAAGATGTTAATAATGTAAAAGAAAACCAATCCGACATTAATTCACTAGTTAGCAGGTTTGTTGACGAAAACAATAATATGAAAGATGCCGGCGGTTATCATAAAGCATTATTTACAGCTATGAACGCTGATGCTATTGCAAATCATTTTTATGAACAAGGTAAAGCCGATGCTGTTAAAAGCACTATGGCTCAATCTAAAAACATAGATATGAACCCAAGGGGTACACATGAAAATGTAACTACTCAAGGGGGTATGCAAGTTAAGGCAGTAAGTGGTGATGATTTCGAACGTTTACGAATTAAACTTAGAAAATAACTTAAAACTAAAAAAAAATGGGATTATTTAAAACGGGTGGATCGTTTCCAGCAGGATTAACGCCTACCCCAACAAAAACGTTGTTTGGTAATAACTACCTAACATTTGACTCTGCTTCTGGTGGAGGAACATTTACACAACAATTTCTACCCGATGTATACGAAAAAGAAGTTGAAAGATATGGAAACAGATCCGTAGCTTCTTTCTTACGTATGGTTGGTGCTGAAATACCTTCTGCTTCAGATCAAATTATTTGGTCAGAACAAGGAAGATTACATATTGCTTATGATAGCGCTTCTGCTAATACAACTACAGGTGTCATTACTGAAAATGGGCACGCTATAAGAGTAGGGCAGACGGTAGCTATTATTGAAGCTGGAACACACCCTAACGATGGTGTTACTTGGACTGCTGATAAAGTTGTAAAAGGAGTTGTTTCTGCTGTAGCTACTAACACATTTACTGTTAAAGCTTATGGCGGTTCTACACTTACTGCAGCTGGGCTTACTTCAGGTACCGGCGTTACTGTTAAGGTATTTGTATATGGTTCTGAATTTGCTAAAGGAACTGCAGGTATGGCTGGTTCTGTTGATGCTGGTTTCCAAAAATTCTCTAATTCGCCTATTATTATCAAAGATAAATATTCTATCTCTGGTTCTGATACTGCGCAAATTGGCTGGGTTGAGGTTACTACCGAAAACGGAGCATCTGGTTACCTATGGTACTTAAAATCAGAACATGAAACAAGGCTTCGATATGAGGATTATCTTGAAATGGCTATGGTAGAAGGCGAACTTGCTGCTTCTGGGTCTGGCGCTATAGGCGATGGATACAAAGGTACTGAGGGTATGTTTGCTGCTATTGAGTCAAGAGGGAATATTTATCAAAACTTTAATTCAGGTGAAAATGCACTAGACAATTCTGATGGTGCTGCAAGATCTGGGTTACAAGACTTTGATGAAATCCTTAAAAATTTAGATAAGCAAGGAGCTATTGAAGAAAACATGCTTTTCCTTAATAGAGCTACTGCACTTACCTTTGATGATATGTTAGGGGCTGTAAATGCTCATTATAATGGTGGTACTTCTTTTGGAGTATTCAACAATAGTGAGGATATGGCACTTAATCTTGGATTTAGTGGTTTCAGAAGAGGTTCTTATGATTTTTATAAGACTGACTGGAAATATTTAAATGATGCTACAACAAGAGGGCTTGGTGGAAATATCGACGGTGTACTTGTACCTGCTGGAACTTCAACAGTGTACGATCAATCGCTTGGTAAAAACATCAAAAGACCATTCTTGCACGTAAGGTATAGAGCTTCGGAAGCTGATGATAGAAAAATGAAATCTTGGATCACTGGATCTGTAGGTGGAGTTTATACTTCTGACGTTGATGAAATGAATGTACACTTCTTGTCTGAAAGATGTTTGTGTGTTCAAGGAGCTAATAACTTCGTATTATTTAAAACTGCCTCTCAGGTAGCTTAATTTTGAAGTAAAGATAAGGGGCATTCTTTTTGAGTGCTCCTTCCTTTACATTTTATTAATTATATTATATTATATTATGGCAACAAAACAAAAAGCAACCACTAAAAAATGGGTTGTAAAAGATAGAACATATGCGTTATTAGGCAATAAGACGCCTTTAACACTTACCTTAGCATCAAAACATCACGGAAGAACACCTCTTATGTGGTTTGATGAAGAAAAAGGATATTCAAGAGAACTAAGATATGCTATTAATCAAAAGTCTCCATTTGTTGATGAACAAAAAGG